AAAAAACTTAGGCCCTTCGGGGCCTTTTTTGTGTTTAAGAACAAAGAAAACCCCTCAAAGAAACGAATCAATGAGGGGTCAGTTAGTACGCTTGGAAAGGTATAGACCAGGGAGATGGCCTATAAAATAACACATAACAGTGCCACCCATAAAAGCAAGTAATATTTTTAGTTATTGACATTAGTAGTGCCACAGATCTAAGTTGATGATAGGTTATAGGCGCACTCTAGTAGTAGCCCTTAACAACTAGACACAAAGGATCGACCAAATGCGTATTATTAAACACCTGGAAGAATGCCCTGCACAAGATGGCTCTATTATATATAAGTTTAGACCAACTGTAGCTATGAAACGAGATATTGACGCTAAATATGGGTCTTTTAAGAGCCGTACAGACGGTCAGAGACATGTTGATTGGATCGTTGATCTACATAATACTTATAAACGCAAGGCTAATAAGAAGATACACATCCAAAAAGGATCTGTGCTTGCTTTAGTGGCTGCATATAAGAAGTCCCATCATTGGACGGCGCTAAAACCCAACTCAAAGAAAAGCTATAACCAAATGCTTAAAAGTGTGCTGCTGGTTAGCTTTACTGGCGAGTCTACTTGCTTGGGCGATATGGATGCACAAAGCATGACTGCTGTACACGGCGAAGAACTCTACAATTTCTTGTACAAAAATGTGTCACATAGCAGGGCTAACTCTGCCATCAGAGTTCTTCGTAAGATATGGAATGTAGGCTCTAGAACTGGGAAACCTCGACTAGTTACTATCAATCCTTTCTCCAAGATGTCTATCAAGGGTACTAAAACCCGCACTGTGATGTGGGAAGAAGAAGACGTGCTGCAGTTTGTAGACATGGCTGACCAGATGGGCCTTCCATCTATCGGCACGTTATACTTACTATGTTATGATCTATGTCAGAGGCCTGGAGACATGCGCCAACTGACGTGGGACAACTATAATCAGTGTCGCTTAACTGGCACGGATATCTTTAGCTTTACGCAAGAGAAGACAGGCACATATCTAGAGATAGAGGCATCACCACGTCTAGTTGAGCGGATGAAGAACGTGAAGCGTTCTGAGTTTCTGTTTTCTAAGATGAAGAGTGCAGACGGCACTCGCAAAGTTAAAGGCCCTACCGACCACAACATGATATGTTGGTACGAGCATACGGGCGCAAAGTACGACAATCGCCACTACAATACAGTTGCCCAGCGTGTGCGTAATGCTGCTGGTCTACCATTTCAATTTCGAGCCAGTGACATGCGCCGGTCTGGTGCAACCATAATGGCTGAGAGTGAATGCACTAATGCAGAAATCAGATCGGTAACTGGTCACAAGTCTATGGACGTGCTGTCTATCTATGTGCGGCACACCCGCAAGACAGCATCATCAGCAGTCAACAAAAGGTTTAATAAATGATATCAGTAAGTGAGGCACGAGCAGCCTATGAGCGTGAGCTAGAAAAGATAACAGGCAAGCCGCCACAATTAGTTACAGAGCGATTAATTGACCTGATTACAGCAGTGCGTGATGAGTTGAGAAAACATAAATGATCAAAGCCACCCTAATCGATCACATGGGTAATGACCTATCAGTGGTCAACGCCGCCCGTGTAAGCTTTGGCAAGCAAAGCAACTGGACCTACACTGAAGGGTATGACCGCCGCCCTGAATTGGCAAAATCGGATGCTAAATTGATTGACTACTTAGCCAAACATAATCACCTCAGTCCGTTTGGTCACGCCTTTGCATCCTTCCACATCAAGGCTCCTATATTTGTAGCACGTCAGCTTGTGAAGCATAAGTTTCTTCGTTGGAACGAGATCAGCAGACGCTACGTTAACACACCGCCTGAATTTTACACACCAGAAGTCTGGCGCAGTAAGTCTGCAGACAAGAAGCAAGGTAGTGGGACGGCGTTGGAAGACCAGGACATTCACATAGGTACAACACAACGTCTGGTCGCTATGCTGTACGAGAGCATGTTAGAAAGAAATGTGTGTGAAGAGCAAGCCAGACTTATATTGCCAGTAAACACATTAACCGAGTGGCATTGGTCAGGAAGCTTGGATGCCTTCGCCTCAATGTGCGAACTTAGGTGCAAAGAGGATACCCAATTTGAGACTCGTTTGGTTGCAGACCAGATAAGTAGTAAAATGTGTGAGTTGTTTCCAGTGTCATGGACAGCCCTGTGCGAATCAGGAATTGCAGCCTGAAATGAAGCCATTTTTAGTCAAAAAAACCCCAAGTGGGAAAAAGTTGGCCCCTGATCGGGTTATTTTTAGAATAAAGACCTTTAATATCAATCGCTTGGTAGGCCCGGCAAGATTTGAACTTGCGGCCAATCCGTTATGAGGTTAGCGTTAGATATTAATGGCTTACGGGGTAGTAAAATCACTACGCCACTAGCTATGCCACCCACTTTGTGGCTTGACTTAATATTTAAACTATATATCATATGGTTCACCTGTAAGGGTTAACTAATGGTACTTGTTAGGGGCATAGTGAATTGAAGCGAAGAAGCTTAGAACTACAAGCCGTAGAGCAGCATAAAACTAAAAATACATTCTTATGTGAATTGTGTTGTATCCCAGTACTCCGAGGATCACCCGCAATTTTACTCATCCACACACATAAGCAAACAGTTTATCCTGAAGACCTATCTTTCCTAGAAAAAGATAACTCATTTGTATTCACCCGCCTTTGCACCGGCTGCGGTGAGATGGACGATGTCTAACTACAGAGATCAAGTTGAACTGGTAAAGACGCTCACGGTTAAAGAGGGTGACCGCAAGAAGATGGACTGCCCATTCTGTGGTGGTAAAGATAAATTCACCATTGATAAGTATGACGGCAAACTTGTTTGGAATTGCTTTAGAGCATCCTGCAATGTCAAAGGATCTTATGCTGGTCAGAGAAACATATCAGCAGCTAAGTCATATCTCGCAGGTGCTGCCATTCAAAGGCACAAACCTAGTTACAAAGATGTACCAACTCTCACCACCAGGATTAGTACTCACCAGCCTGCAATCGATTACTTGAAGCACGTCAATAGTTACGAGGCATTCGAGCGAGGCGATATAAAAGTACGTTATGCGCCTAAAGAACACAGAGTCCTATTCTACAACCAAACGGGATTAGGTGCTGTAGGCCGCTCCCTACGGCCAGTACGATCAAAGTGGTGGAGCTACGGAGATCTTTCTGAAGGCATCCATGTCGGGAACGGGGATCACGGCATTCTAGTGGAAGACGTGGCTTCAGCCTGTGCCGTATCTAATGTCCCTGGGCTTGTCGGAGTTGCGCTCCTAGGTACTAACATCACTAAGAGCATTAAAGTGACACTTAATAAATACACAAAACTGACATTAGTGCTTGACAATGATGCATCTAGCAAAGCAATGTACCTGGCAAGTAGTATAGGCATGAACTGTTCGGTAAGACTTACACAACTGGACCTGAAGTACCTGTCTGCGGATAAGATTAATAGCTTAATATTATAGAACGGCCCTAACTATAGCTGGGCCAGAAAGTAGGGGGATTTTCATTATGACTGTAGTCATACAAAGGGACGCATCGCCGTGGGCCACTTCACCTCACGGCGAAAATGAGCTTAAAATAGTACGTTCTAAAGCAAAAATGCCTAATGGGATGACCATGCGCCAATGGCGAAAAGGCCCAGGTTCAAAATTTATGAATAAAAAGGCTATCTGGAGCTACACTGCGCCAGAAGGTTCTAATGTTGGTGGTACTCAATCTGGGAACTCTGCAACCCATTTTAACAACCCACCATCTGGCCCCCCAAATATTGCATTTACTTAATTAATTCCGATAAGTAAGTGCAGGGGCAAGTCGAGGAAAACGACTTAAAATACTCACTGCATCCATGAATGTATACGAAGGAAAATAATATGAAATGCCGAGGCATTGTTGTCATAGATTATGACATTGAAGGTAGTTTTTTAGAAGCTGCTGAAGAACAAACCAAATTACAGGAAGCTATTGCTTCTATCGTTAAGAACAACAAGCGTGTTGTTTTTCATCAGGTAGATCTAAAAGAGCGGCGGGGGGATCAAACGCCAGACATTAAGTCTATGAAATTTAGAAATAGCTAACCTACTGCTTTAAAACACATATTTAATTAAATTGCCTCTATCTGCAGATAGGGGCTTTTTTTATTTCCTAAACCGTCTATTACTGTGCCACTTAACAATGCACCGGAAAGGCGATAGCTATGGAGATACCCTTACTAAAAACTTTGCTCAACAACGACACATACCTAAGTAGTAAAAGCCGCTTACGGAAATCTATATTCTCAGATGATTCTGCTATTTTGTATGACCTACTCAGTGACGCCCACAACAAATACGAAAAAGATATAACCGCTGATGATTTGTACTCAATCTGGTTATGCAACAATCCCATCGCCACAACATCCGAGATCAATGAGTTTAGAGATACCGTTGACCTACTGAAATACAGTGATCCAATCACTCCTGACGTAGCAGTTGATGTAATTGAAAGCCTGTGGCGGCGTGAGGTGGGCAGGGACATAGCCAATCTTGGCATTAACATGTCTGAGGGTGACCTGGGAGCTATGACCCGCCTGCAGTCATTGCTTGAGCGCACTAAGGACGGCTACATGCCGGACAACTTTGGTGAGCCAACGACTGACGATATTTACGAACTGTTAGCAGAAACCTCAGATGAAAACCGCTGGAAGTTCAACATTGAAACACTGTCCAGGCATGTCTACGGCATCGGCCCTTCAGAGTTCGGTATTATATT